TTAGAAGGTTTTGCCACCTTCGCTTTCTGCCTGACCAATGGAATCTGTCAGTTTATTTATGTCGTGTATTGTATCGGCGTTAATTTCAAAAATTCTTTGCATGGATGTTTTTTGAATTTTGTTGATTATGGCATTTCGAGAGGCGTGAGAAAGTCCGGAGTTAGACCAATCCGAGATGGTTTTTATGCACTTTTGTTGATCTTCAATTGATATCAAATTTTCACATTTATTAAGCACCCTATCAACTATCAACTCATCTGTATTATTGATATTTATTCCTTTTGCGGACAGTATCGCTGCACCTCCAGTTTTGGCAATCCCTTCCAATTCGTTAACGATGGAACTGGCAATGTGAGAAAATATTAGCTTAGAGCTTACTGGCTGATTGTATCTATATTCCACAACCTTGTTTTTGCAACTGGCATATGCCTTTGTGATTCTACCTAGCATTTCGCCACGGACACTATGCAGTTCCTGACACGCTGATTTTGAACATATATCTTCCATACCTAGCGTACCGGTGTCATTCTCATTTTCGCTTTTATTCAAGCACTTTTCATGCGCACCCTGAATTGTTTGAAGTGTTTCATTTGCCTTTTCAAAGTAGCCGACGCATTCCGCTTCTAAAGTTGGGTACTGCGGTTCGTTGGGAGCAGCGTCTATCACATTCCCGTCTATTAGTATAATTATAGGAGCCCCTTCTGCGATGCGGAGGGTTACTAATAAGCAAATAGCTATAGCAGTTAGATATATAGAGTAGAGGCCTTTCATTTCTATCACTCCACTTTAAACTTAGAGGTAAGCCTAGTCGGATTAGAAAATAAGGTACTGAACGAGGCATATTTTTTGGGCAATCTGAAAGATACGAATGATAACGATTATTTTGTCAGTTCAGTCCGCTAGGCTGGGCGATCATCCCCCAACGTCTGTTTTTTGAGGACTTCCACGGGCGCAGCCTGGGGCCGCATAAAGTACAGCGCGGCGCCGCCGGCAAAGACTTCGACGTAGCATTCGTGAGGTGGAAAAAGCGGAATGAGGCGGTCGGCCAGGCGGCGTTTGCCGCCCATCCAAGGGATGATGGGTGTGGACATTGAGAGCAAGACCTTTACTGTATGAATAAACAGGTGCCAGGCTCGCCGCGCTTCGTGCACGGAGTAAGAGCCTTGGCTGGACTTGCAGGGACGATCTGCGGGGACGGCGGCCGGGCTGGATGTTGACGCATCCAGACCGGTCGCTCTTTTTCACTTCGGTGTTGAGACTTCTTTGGCATAGGTCTGACAGGCCGCCAAGGCGATCAGTCCTTGGTCGCCGGCATCGGTGATGCCGATAATTCGTTGAGCATGCGCTGGGTCAAGTTGGGCTCTTGTGGCGCCATGAACCACGCCGCCGGTGGCGGTGGTGGCTGACATTGCGCAGTCGCTGGCTGAATCGGTGGCGTCGAGTAAGACTGACAGGCGCACATCAGCAGTGGCAAGGCGGTCGCGCAGGCGACTTTGATCACGTTGGGCATCGCTCAAGGCTCGGTAATGGGTTTGTTCGCTAGCGGAAAGCCGCTGCTCCAGGGCCAGACGTTTGTCCTGTTCGGCACGCTGTTGCGCAGCCGCGACCAGGGTCAGTTGGTTGAGAGTCTCGGTGTGCTGCCGGGCCTGTTCGGCGAGTTGATTGCCGTAGCGCCAAGCCTGGACCTGCCAGGCCAACGCAGCAGCACCACCCGCGACTGCAACCAGTAGGCTGCCGACTACCAACACTCGATATGGCGCAGGGATCAGGTCGACGAGACGCATAACACCGCCCTCGCCCGCTCCCACAACTGCAACCGATCCGCCAGACCATTGAGGCCGCCGTTGATCTTGCGGGTGATCGCCTCGAACTCGTCTCGATCCGCCAGCGTGTTCAATTCACGCACCCACCAGAACCACGCCGCCGACTCGGCCGCCCATTGCGGCAGTTCCAGCAGTTCAGGGGTGCGCAGCAGACGCTCATCGCCGAACAACGCCAAGCTGCAGCGTAGGTAGTTGCTGTGGCCAGTGATCTGGATCAGGCCGCGACCACGATAGCGCTGGCCATCCCCATCCACTTCCGGAGTGTTGCCCAGCTTCATGGCCAGATTGCCGGTGTCGTATTTGCTCAGGTACTGGTCACCGCCCAGTTCACGCACGTACTGCAATTGACCGGATTCGTGCCCGACCTGCGCGAGGAACGCGGCCTGGCGTTTCGGCGTGTTGATTTGCCGGTGGACCATGGCGGCATTTAGCGCGGATACAAAAACGCCCGCTTGGCGGCGGGCGTTGGGCATGATGCGTTGGAGTTGTTGCTCAGTTAACGGCATTCGCTTGCTCCTGTTTCTGTGACGGAGGACGTTGCTATTGATCCAGCTGCACGACCTTCAGGTCTTGTGGTGGTTTTTTCTTCTTGCCCTTGGCCTTGGCTTTGCCCTGCTTGCCGCCGTTGCACTCCACGGTGGTCGACCAGCCGGATTGGGTGTAAACCTGTTCGACCGAATCGGTCAGGTACTCACCATCGAGCCCGTCCTTGAAGCCCTGAGCATTGATCGAACGCTCGGCGAAGATGTCTGTGCGCCCAGGCATTTCCAGACGAACACCGGCACCGGAGCGATTGAACGCGGCCAAGCGGGCCTTGGCCGCCGCCTCGGCAGCGGTTTTGTTGGGATAGATATGCCGGTCGGTGTGCACCGCCGGCAGACCATCGGGCACGTCGTCGTTGTCCAGGGAGACCACCACCAGCTTCCCGTTTTTTTTGTCCTGGTGTTTGGTCGCCACCGCCTTGTGCGCATTGCGATCACCTATACGAAACTGCCAGCGGCTGACATCGCTGCGAGTCAAGGTGATGACGCCTAAGGCTTTGCCGCTTGCGCTCTGCCCGCCTTGGCGTGGCATCACCAGCAGCTTGCCCTCAGCCACCTTGGCCGTGCAGTCGTACTGTTTGGCCAGCCGGGTGAGGAAGTTAAAATCCGACTCGTTGAGCTGATCCGCCCGGACCACTTTGGTCGCCACCGGACACCCCGGCTGCCAGCCGTTGCGCGCAGCAATGTCGGTCACGATGGTCGACAGCGGCACGTTTTCCCAACTGCCACTGCGGACGGTCTTGCCCGTGCCGCGCATGTCACTGGCCTTGCCCTTGATCACCAGCGTGTCCGGCGGCCCCGAGACCTCGACCTCATCGACCACGTAACGCCCCAGGCGGGCCAGCGACGTTTCGGCGTAGCCCATGTAGATTTCGATAAAACCGCCACGCCGAGGCAGCCCAACCTGGCGGGCGCGGTCATCGATGCGTAATTCGAACTCGTCGGACTCCATGCCGGGCTTGTCAGAGGTTCGCAGCAACAACAACCGATCATCGATCAGGGCTGTGATATCAGCGCCATCGGCAACGATGCGAAACGTAGGGGTCATGGATTTTTTCCAAAAAAAAACCCGCACAAGGCGGGTATGAAAGTAAGGAGCTTGAGTTATCAAGCGGCACGAGTGTAGACCATCAATCCCATAGCGTGACCTGTTCCTGTACAGGCGTCGCCAGATCCGGCAGCGTGATCACCACGCCGGCCCGATAGGGTTGCGGCTCGTCGGCCAGGCCCTGATTGGCATCCAGCACCGCCTCAACACTGCCCGTCAGGTGGCCATAAAAGTTATGGCAGATGGTGTCCAGCAGGTCCCCGTCAGACGTTCTGCATGTCGTCGCCATAGCGTACAAACTCCAGAGTGAATCCTTGTTTACGCGGAATCCCGCCGTGCATCAGTGCGCCCTGTTCTTCCGTGATGGTCTTCAGGCACCAGGTGCCCATGACGTCGCCATAACCCGTGGTCAGGGTTAACGGCTTCAGCTGTGCGCCAATGCTGCGCAGGGTGTCGAGCTGCTTCAATCCGCCCTTGAAGCCCGGGTAAATCGTGCCCTTCAGGGTAATTTTCTCTTCACCGATGCCCACCGCCTGCTGCGCCGGCCGACGCGACAGGCGCTCTTGCGAGGCCCAACGAAACTCGGTCGACCGCGATAGTTCGTCGAAGGCCGCCGTGTCCAGGTTGAAGTAGTACGGTTGCGCTTTGGGATCCCGCGGCTGAATGATCAGCAAGTGCGGAAACGGTTTTACTGCTTCCGGCGCCGGCGTGGCATCGGTGGCAAACGTACTGGTGGGCACGATGTTGGCCAGCGACGGGCTGACCTTGCCGGCGATCTTGTTGATCGCCGTTGCCGCCTTACCCGCCTGCTCCTTCAGCGTGCCCATGCGCTCCTGCACTTCCGCTGCGGCCCGGGTAGCCCTCCCGTAGGTGGCCACCACCTGCCCAACTTTGGCTTGCGCCGCATTCACGCCACGCATCACCCGCTGCAGCTTGGCGCCGATTGCCGGCCCCACGAACGGAATATTCTCCAGCTCGGATGCGGCACCGGTAATTTCACTGATCGCACCATTGACCGGGCCGAGCATGCCGTCCGCACTACGACGTCCGGACTCCCCGGCTTCGACCAGGTACTTGAGGCCAGCCTGCAATTGCTCCATGTAAGCCATGGGCTCTCCTTACAAGTGGGGTTCATCGAACAACTGGCTCGACGCGTTCTGCTTCGCAGCATCGGCCATCATTCGCTGCATGTACGGCATCAGGTCCTGAGCCAGGCGCTGTGGATCTTTGACGTCGCCTTGCACCGTGACCGGCATGCTCAGGGAGTACTGGAACTGCTGATCCACTTTGGTGGGTACCGGTTTCTCTGGCTCTTTGGGTTGGATCACCACCGCCGCTGGCTTAACCGGTGCCGGTGTCGCCAGTGCGCGGGCGACATCACCCAAGGCTGGGCCGGGAGGCGCGGAGTTGGTCGCCATCAGCAGCGCGCCGGGCTCGTTCGACCCATGGAAGGAACGCTCCATAGTAGCCAAGCTGGGCACCACCGGACCGGGCCGAGGCGCCATCAGCAACGGTGTTGCTGGAGCGGATGGCTGTTCTTCCTCGCCACCAAACCACGACTTGCCCACGGCCCCGCCCAATGCTGTACCGCCCATGCTGCCCAAGTACGCACCGACCATTCCGCCAATTGCGGTACCAATAATGGGCACCACCGAACCGATGGCCGCCCCCGCGGCAGCGCCGGCCATGGTGCCTGCCAGTGAACCCGCTGCCGCACCGTAACCTTCGGCTTTTTGATCTTTCGTCTCGGCATTCAGGTAAGTGTCGACGGCCATGCTTCCCGCCTCTAACAGCGAGCCGCCTGGGATCACTTTGCCCACCTTGCCGACCTTCCCCACGGTTCCCGCCACCGACGCCACCTTGGCCATTACTCCACCGGTTGGCGGCAGCGGAACGGGAGGACGTGGCACGGGAACAGCCGGCCGAGGCAACGGTACCGGCGATGGCGTCCTGGGCACAGACATCGGCGGTCGCGGTACCGGTGTTGCCGGTCGAGGCGTGGGCACCGGTGAACGTGTCGGACCTCTCGGCCGTGGCGGCGTGGCAACCCGACGCCGTCGCGAGGAGTTGCGAGGAGCCCCTCGACCCCGGCGCCGATTCTCGAACGCCCCCCCGCCACCACCGCCCAGGGCTGCCGCGTTCACGACAAACACTTTCCGGATGCTGCCATCCTCCAGACCGGCTTGCACCTCACCGTCGCCGGTGGCCTCTTTGGCCAGCGACACCACCTTGAGGCCAGTCGCCACCAGATCTAAACCACCGGCTTTCTTGCCCTCCTGTCCGTCAGCGGCTCCGCTGGCCTCGGGCGAACCCTTAATGGCCGCGACCGACTTCAGCCCAGCCTCGACCAACGCCAAGGCTTTACCCGTTTTGCCCTTGGGATCTGCCCCCGTACCGACCCGGTCCCCCTCCAACGAGTTGGTGACAAAGACCTTCTGCACCTCGCCGGACTTGCCTTTGCCCAGTGTCCCGCGCGCAAGGTTGAGCAATCCCTTGCCGATCTTGAACGAGCTGACAGCCGTCTGCAGCGCGAGTAATCCACCCCCGACCGCCGCAATACCGGTGACCACGCCGGGCGAGCTGTCCGCCAGAGCGGTGATACCCTTGGTAACTTTGGTCAGCGCTTCCGCCACGGTATCCGTCACCGGACGCAAGGCGTCACCCACGCTGCGCATGGCGTCGTCCATCGACTGCGCCATTTCGGCCCACTTCTGTGACGACGATTCGCGCCGCTCGGCTAGGTTTTTGTCGAGGATGCCCGAGGCTTCGCGTGAATCGTTTTTCAGCTGGCTGTACAACGCCTTGTTCTGCAGGTAGGCCGAAAGTGCAGCCTTGACCTGCATATCGGAAAACAGGTCGCCGGTGCGCAAGGCCTCCTCCAGCGACGCCATCATGGCCTTGGCCTTTTCCGGATCCGCCTCCTGGCTGATCTTCGACGTGGCTTCGGCCATCAATGCCGCCCGTTTCGGGTCGGTGGCCTGGATGTACTTCTGCGCCAACGCCATGCTCGATTCCAACGTCGACAGGCCGTTTTGCAAACCGGTCTGCATCGAGCCTTTGTAATCGATGCCGGCCTTTTTGTAGGCATCCACGGTGCCGGTCGAGCCGATCTTGCCGATCCAGTTTTTGAGGTTGTTTGCAGCCTCGTCGGCGCCGCCGGCGGTTTTCATCTGCACCTGCAGCATCGCGCCCAGCTGCGTCACCGCGTCCATGCCGGTGATGTTCAGGTTGCCCATGTTCGACAACAGTTCGGGGAACCAGCGGGCCATGTCGACCGCCTCGAAGCTGCCGGCCTGCCCCTGAAAGGCAATCGCTTCGAGCGCCTGCTGCATCTGCTTGGCGTCGGTGATCTTGGCGTTCTGTCCGAGCGCATTGATCATCTTCGCCGTGTCGGCGCCGTTCGAGCCCTGGCCCACGGCAAACTTGGCCGCGACCGGTGCATATTCCAGCGCCTTGGCCAGGTCCATACCGGCCCCCACCAATTGGTTGACCACGTCGGCAACGTCATTGCGCGCCATGCCGGTGTCGCGCGAAGTCTCGATGATCTTCTGCGACACCTGCTTTTCTTTCGGATCGTTGGCAATCCCGGCCTTGATCGCGATGTCACGGACAATGGCCCCGAAGTCGGCACTGACCTTGGTCGCAATGCCCACCGTCGCCACCCCGGCCACGGCCTGACCGACCGTGCTTTTCATCCCGGCCTTGCCGGCATCGATCTGTTGGTAACCCTTGGCCTTGAGTTCCGCCTTGTTCGCGGACTGGCCTAGGGCGCGATAGGCCTTGTCCAGCCGACCGACCTCGATGCCCTGTTTCTTCAGGCTGTCGAGGTTGGAATTCAGGCGACCCAACAGTTTGGACGCCCCAGCGGCGCCGCTGTCGTGGGCCTTTTTCCATTCATCGCGCAGGCGAATGGTGTCGCCAATGGTGCGCTGCAGCACCCGCGCCTTGTTGCCTTCCGCTTCCAGGCGCTTGATGCGCCCGGTGACCTCATTGAACGCGGCGCCGACCGTAGGACTGACGGCCCCGCCGATCACCAACCCGAGGGAGAGTTTGTTCGCCATGTCATGGCTCCCCTGTGCAGAGCATTACCGGAAGCGGCTCAATCCGTGAGCCACCAGACCATCTCGGAAAACGGCATCGACTGAATCTCGGCGGCGGAAAAACCAGTGTCCGCCGCGAGACGTTTCGCCACCATCTTCATCACCCCCGGATCAAACCCCGTCGTCTTGCTCCAGGCGAAAATAGCCGGCCTGCAGGCGGTTGTAGTCCACCACCTTCAGGCCCTCCAGATCGGCAATAGCCGCGCCGGCCAGCTCGGCGAACAGCACCAGTTCGCGCTGCTCGTCGTCACCGCCTGCCGCCCGATCCGCGGCCCGCACTTCGCGTACCGTGGGCGAGCGCAGGGTCAGTTTGTCGATCTGCACGCCATTAACCTCGCTCGGGCGCGACAGAATGACCACCGCGTTTTCGGCGGTGACCGACAACCAGGTGGGGAGCAACTTCGAATAGTCGGCGTGCGGCGCCAGGTTTGAATAGGCCGCCTGCAGGCGGCGATAGTCCACCACCTTCAGGCCCTCCAGATCCTTGAGGCCCGCTTCGGCCAGGCTGGCGAACAACTGCAGCTCGCGCAGTTCGTCATCGTCACCGGCGGCGCGATCAGCGGCACGGACCTCACGCACCAGCGGCGCTCGCAGCACCAACGTATCAACCTTCACCCCATTGACCTCGCTCGGTCGCGAGAGGGTGATCACCGCCCGATCCATGTCGATCGACAGCCAAGCCGGCAGCTTATTTGCAGTTTGCATGGTCATCCGGTTCTATTCCCTTAGAGGCCGAGTGCGGAGCGCACTTCGGCGAGCTGGTCTTTTCCGTCGATCACCTGAACACCGGCGATCATGTCGATTTCGTACATCACGCGGCCGTCGATTTCGAGCTTGTAGTACACCGGCGCGATCGCGTGTTTGATCTCCGCCGGATCACCGGCTTTCCAGTCGCCCAGATCGACCTCTTTCAGCAGCCCGCGCAAGGTGGCCACTACCGCCGTGACCGTGCCCTTGTGGCCACGGAAGGCACCACGGAACGACGCGTTGAACGCCGAGCCATCGGCCAGACCGAAGTGTTTCAGCGACTCACGACGCACGCCCTTGGTGACAAAGGTCGCCTCCATCTTTTCCAGGCCCTGGCCCATCTCGATGGAACCGGCCATGCCGCCACCCCGGTACTCGTCGGTTTTCACCGTCAGTTTGGGCAGGGTCAGGCTCGGCACGTCGCCGGCAAAGTTCACGCCGTCGACGAACAGGTTGGTGTTAAACAAGGTTTGAGGAATCATGCAAAGCGCTCCTTAAGCGTCGAGGACTTCGGTCAACCACTGGTTGGTGACTTCGATCAGGAAGTTCGGGTTTTCCGCCGGCGGCACGTCGGTGAAGCGGATGCGCCAATACACCTTGCCCTGTTCAATCTGGCTGGCGGTGTTGAGCTCGGTATCGGCGAACACTTCAAAGTTGATGATGGCACCAGCGTTTTTCTGATCGCGCATGAAGGCGTCCAGGCCTTCGGTCACCTCCTTGACGTAGGTCTTGGTGATCGAGCGGTCGACCGCCCACTTGTGCCCCGCCTGAATTGCATCCATGAGGATGTCGCAGGTGCGCACGCGGGTGACGAACGACCATTTCGGGTCGCTGGACAGCGTGCGGTTGCCCCACAGGCGATAACCGCCGTCGCGAATGATCGTGGCGATGAACGCGTTGTTCAGCAGGTTAGCCCGGCAGGTCTCGTCGCCGTCCAGGTACTCGATCGGCCGCGTGGTGCCGGTGATGCCGACAAATTCCTTGTTCGACGGCGACGCCCAGTAGCCGTAGTTCGCATCGGTCCAGGCGAACAACCCAGCGACCCAGGCCGAGCCCGGCGCATCGACTGTCGCACTGGCGATGGTGTCCCAGAACTGCACACCCGGATCGACCATGTAGATGCGCTTGCTGCCGAACTCCTGGGCGTAAGCCATGGCCGCCTCATCGGTGGTGTTCGGACCGTCGATGATGGCGAGCGCGCGCAGCTTGCCGGCCAGAGCATCCATGGCGGTCGCCACCGCTTGAGTCGAGGAATGCCCCGGGGCAATCAACAGTTTCGGCTGGGCGTTGTGCTTGCTCTTGCCGTCCAGCAGTGCCTGCAGGCCGGTACGCTGGCCGGACGCCAGAACGCCACCGATGATGGCCGAGGTTTGCAGCGCCTCGTCTTCCAGCTTGGGCACGCCCACCGCGACGATCACCGCCTTGGCGCGCACATAGATGGCCGCTGCCGCCTTGGCGATCGCCGAGCCCGCACCGAACGCGGCAATGGCTTCGCGCTCAGACGTGAGCAATACCAGGTCGCCAGCCTTGGCCGTGCCGCCGCCGAGAATGCCCGGTGTGAAGGTGTCGCACAGGCCGATGATCGAGGACGACGGCAGCGAGATAGTGCGCGCCCCCGTCTCGATCAGCGAAGTCGTGACGCCGTGAAAAAAGGAACCACTCATAGTCAATCTCCAGAAACGAAAAAGCCCCACATGAGCGAGGCTGTGAGGGGTGATCGTGTGTCGCGTAACGGAAAAGAAAACGCCCCGTCAGTGCGGGGCGTTTATTGGGTTTGCTCGGCCAGCCAAAGCGGGGCGATCGGGCGGTGATCCACCTGGGGAAACTCGGCGCCTTGCGGCCAGTCGCGCAACTGCCGACGGTATGTCTGCAGGGCGGTGTATTGCTCGGCCGTGAGCGTGGTTGCGGCGCCCTCCTCCAGCTCGTCGCGATGGCGAGATACCACGCCATCCGTCGCGGCCAGCCTTGCGTCACGCCAGACCCGCTCGATCGCGGCGGCCTCCTCCGGTGTCAACGGCGGCGGATCGATCAGCACCGGATAGCCATCGACACCCGCCACGATGCTGCGCCCGTGACTCACCAGCTCCAACAAGGCGTCCCGAGCTTCAGCGCTGATCTCAAGGACATCGACAGGAATGAAACTGCACAGCTGATCGTCATAGAAAAAGACCGTGCCTGGACTGAAAAAAACACTCATACACGCCCCCTAACTTTCCAAAAGAACGATGCCGCTCCGCTGTGCAGATTTCGGACCGTAATGGTTCCTTGCGAGCTGTTTCTAGCCTGCAAAACTGGCGCGATCCCGACGTTTTCGTCGTTGGTAAAATTGGCAAACGTCAGCTCAATATTTGTCGGCGCCGCCAACATCGCCACCGGCAGGTTAATCACCACATTGGCCCCTGATGGCGCCGAAACGTAGATCCCCCACTGCTCGATATCCCCGCTTGGCAGCTTTTGCCAGCCCGTCGGACCCGATAACGAGGCACCAAAGTCGTCGTTAACCCCTAGATCGGCCGTCGAGCAAATGATTTGCCAGCCGTTTCCAGCCGTTGCCAACAGTGTGAGCGACTGACCTCTTTTCATTGCGAATGTAGGCAGTGAATTGTTGATAACAGCCCCAACGCCAGCCGCCAATGTCAGGCCCGCAGATGAGCTAAAAATGGTTACTGCCGCGCCGGAACCTCCGGGTATGCCGAGACTATCTGGTGTTGGCAACGTGAGCGTCAGGCCCGGCACAGAAATCCACAGCGCTCGTCCAAGATCAGCAATTGTCAGGCTTCTTGATGCGTTTATGCCGGAAAACGCGGAATAGCTACCGAGCGCCTGCTTCAAAAACTCAGAGTTGATCGCCAATTTGCTGACGTTGAACTGTGGCGGAGTGGGAACGCTTGGAGTCCCCGTAAATGCCGGAGAGTTGATCGGCGCAAAGCCTTGCGTCACGTTCTGGAACGTCAGCGACGTGGTGCCGACCACAATCGCGCCATCGGTGATCAACTGCCAACGGGTGTCGGCTTGCGTGGTGCCCTGCTCGACCGACATCAGCAGCGCCGAGGTGACTTCGGCGTTGCTGTCGGCATCCGCCGCGCGCTTCCACGCCAACGCCGCCACCAGCCAAATGCCGTTGTCCTTGGCTACGGCCTGGTTTTTCACCAGCACGCGATCACCGGCCGCCAGAGCCACGCCGTCGACCGTCTGAAGACCCGCCAACACGATGTTGGCCGTGGTGGCCACCCGCACCGATTGCTTGCTGTCGAGCTTGTTCAGCTCTTCCATGATCCGCGTATCAACGTATTCGCGGGTTGCCAACACCACCGCCGGGTCAATCTTCAGCGTGATGTTGCCGGTGCTGGCCACAATGAAATTCATCCGCACCACTTGCGTGCGGCCCGAGCCTTGCGACAGCACCGGCTTGAAGCTTGGCGCACAGTTGGCCACCGCGACCAGATCGCCGTCCGCGTCATAGAGGCCGATTTCGCGAATCCACCACCCCCCCTCATCGGCCGGGATAACTTGCTCGGCGATGATCACCGCCGGGTTGACCGGGTCGACGCGCACCTGATTCAGCGGCCGACGCCGGCGCTCATTGATCAGGCGGATCTGCGCCGCGCTGGGGATCGGGTCGGTTTCGTTGGCATCCCCCACACCCATTTGAGCAAACGTCCAGGGAACGCCGAGCGCCGTAGCGTTTGCCTGTTTGGCCATCCCCACATTCGTGAGGATCGCAAAAAACTGCGAATTCGCATCAATCATAATAAACGTCCAGGGTGTCTATGGAATGTTCACGGCCGACCACACCGAGGGTGCCGCTGACCTCGATGTCACGCATCACCGGCGGGTAAACGTCGATTTCGTCGCCTTCGTACACGCAAACCGCGACGTTCAAGACGCCTTGGCTTTCCAGGCTGATTGCCAGCCCCGTCAGGTGCCGGGTCACCGGCTTGGCGTCGTCGATCAGGCGCTCAAGCTCCTGATACATTTCCTCAGTGATCCCGGTGTCCAGTACGCCGACCTTGAGCGCGAAGGTGCCCGGCACCCCCTCCGGCACCGTGTTGAACCACTCGGCAATCTCGATCAGGTAGCCCAGGGGCTCGACCACCCGGCGCAAGGCGCCGATGGTGCCCTTGCGGGCATGGATGTAATACGACGCCTTGATGGCCGCGCGCTTGGTCGCCTCGCTCCATCGGTAATCCCAGCGATCGACCGACCAGGCCCACGCCAGGTGCGGCAGCAAATGCACCGGGCAGGTATCGGCGTTGTAAAGCGCGCGCAGCGGGACAATCGTCTTTTCGTAAAACGACGCCTCCAGGGCGCGCTCCAGTTGCGTGCTATTGCTCGGCAGTAGGCTATTCATGTCAGCCCGCCAGATTCACGGTGACTTCGGTGCAGAACGCCGCCTGCGCTTTGGTCGGGGCCAGGTCCACCCAGCCGGGCAACTCGACCCGGGACACGCCGGCGATATGCAGTTGCGCGTCCACTGCCGAACGCGCCACTTCGACCCCGAGCCGCTTGCGTGGATTGATCCAGGCGTTAACGCGGCTTTTGGCCTCGGCCAGACTGGCATCCGCCTCAGGCCCGACACTGCTCATGTGCAAAATGGCATTGATGCGGTAGTCGATAATCTGCGCGCTTTGCACGGTCAGGCGATCGCCCACCGGCCTGACGTCCTCGTCATTCAGCGCCGCCTTGACCGTGGCCAGCAGCTCAGGACTGGCCACGCCTTTGCCCTCGGAACTCAGGACCGTGACCGTAACGTTGCACGGTGCCGGGCTTTCCGCCGTGGCATCCGCGACCAGGCCCGATGCATTGCGCGCGTGCAGGATGTAGCTTGCACGCGGGCCAGCGGTGGTCAGCCCTTCGTACGCCAACTGAATGCGCTCACGGAACGGATCGTCTTCTTCCCTGACCTCCGGTACCGGAGGCACCGCCAGCAGATCCGCGGCTTGAATGACCAGGCGCTTGAGATTGACGTTGGCCCCCAAATGATCGAGGTCGTCACGGATGGCGTGTGCCAGTAACAGCGCCTTGCCGGCATCGTTGACTCGGGCACGGTTACCGACCTTGATATAGGCTCCGACCTCCAGCACCTTGGTCACCGGATCGCTTTCCAGCGCGGCGCTCCAGTTGTCACCCATGTAACCGCGAAAGACCCCCAGGCCTTCCTCATACACGGCCTCGAAATCCAACGGTTCCAGCACGCTCGGCGCAGGAAGCGACGACAGATCAACGATGCTCATACGCCCACCTCCAACAGCACGCCGTCGCCTTCATACTTGCCGGCGATTTTCAGATTGATTTGCCCGCCGATCATCGATACGACCCGCACCTGGTCCAGCTTCAAACGCGGCTCCCAGCGCCCCAAGGCCCTGGCGGCTTCTGCCTGCACGGAGCTTTTCCAGCCCTCGTTAACGGGCAGGTCGACAAAGCGCGGGAGCGTGCAGCCGTACTCTGGCCGATGCCGCCGGCTGCCCAGTGGCGTGCCCAGAATGTCGCCGATGGACTGCCGCAAATGCTCGATGCCGGAAATGGGCTGGCCGGTGTGGCGATCCATTCCGATCATCGGCGTTACTCCTTCAGCAGTTCGAATTCGTCATGGGCTTTCAGAAACTTGATCGCCTCGATGTCGGTGCCGGGTACTTCGACCATGCCCCAGGCCACCGGCAGACTGCGCCGGGTCTCAGGCAGGATCAGTTGGCGGGACGTGTAGACCTTGTCGCGAAACTTCATCAGCGTCGAAACCGGTACTGATGCCGGCTGCGGCAACGGATTAGGGCTCGCTGGTAAATCGGTGACAGGCATATCGCTCTTGGCCATGTGATTGCTCCAGGCGTAAAAAAGCCCGCACTGGGCGGGCTGTCGTGGATTGAAATTAATGCGTGTGGTGGTTGCTGTTGCCCCCAGCGTCGAGAATCGAACCGGCACTGGTGATGTTCTGCGTGACATGTAACGGACCGTCGATGTTCACCGCCCCTTCCAGGTTGATGTTTCCGCTCCTCACGTTGACAGCGCTGTCGGTGACCACTGCTTCGGTACCGCCGACCTTGATGGCCACCGTTCCTGTTGGCAAGGTGATGGAGTAGCTCTTGGCCTGCCAGTCGTACACCAGCGAACCGCCATCATCAAAACGCCAGACTTCGACGTGATCGCGGTTATCTGGCTGGCCACCAGCATCCCCGTAGAGCCCTGGGATAAAGGTGCCCATGCCAGCCTGGCCGCTGGGATTGAACAGCACCCCCTGCTCGTTCAGGCTCGGCGCCCGCCAGTGACGGGCTTTGCCGGCCGCTAGGCTGTGCCAACGCACCCACGCGCTGACCCAATCACCGGCCTGCACCCGAACAGTGGCTGTCGCCAAATCCACACCGACCACCACGCACGGCATCAGCATGGCGGCAATCATGCGATCATGTTCAGCAAGGGCGAAACTCATGGCACGTTATCCGCGGGAAAGAACACCTCTTTCGGGTCGTGGTTGAAACCGAACCACAGCGAACCCGGTTGCTCATCCGGCCATGGCCATTGCTGTGCACCGAGGTAAATCTGCTGATGCCACTCCACCAACCAGACGGTGTAGCCATCCAGCTCCAGCCGGGTCCAGTCCTGCCCGGCCTGAATGAACACCGCCGGTTCAACCGCCAGTCCCCAAGTCTGCGCCCGCAAAATCACCGCGAGCTGTGTGGCCAGTTGCACGGCCTGCTGATGATGGTGCAGCTTGATTGGATCGACGACGATGCGTGCCTCGAACCTGCACACCAAGGTCGTTTCCCCGGTGCCGATATCGACGCCCGGTTCAATCTCGGCCATCTCCAGAAACACCGCCGGCAGCGCCACACGATCTTTAATATTCGGCCAGGCCGTCACCGCACACACCCCCGGTAACTCCGCCAGCAGTTGTTGCTCAATGGCCCGGTAAAGCTGATCCAGGCTAAAAGGCTCTTCCGACACGGCACTAACTCCTCAAGTACTTTTGCAGCTCGAAGTTGAGCTCCTGTTGCAGGATCTGCAGCAATCGTTCGTCCGCCTTGCGCACCCAGCTTTCGAAATGAGGACGCGCCTGTTCCAAGGACACTTTGGCCTTGGCCAGTGGAAACCGGCTGCCATTTTCAGCGACCCACCCCGAACTAGGCCCACGCCCTGAGGACGCCGTACTGTCGGGATAGTCGTCCGCATCGAAATGCTTGCTCGCCGTGCGGATCCAGATGTCGGGCTTGTTGCCATAGACTTGCTTGAGGAACGCACCCTGGTAACGGCGCCCGGCCACTGACACACCGCTGCTGGTCTGCCGCGCGCGGCCGATCCGGCTGGACTCGATGGCGTTCAAGCCAAACCACAGCTTGCCGCTCATGGCCCCACCGGTGACCGGGTAGCTGCGCAACCGTTGACGCACCGCCGCAACGGCGATGCGTTCCTGTCGACTGACCGCCCGGGCGATGTGCGTGCGCAACCAGCCCAGCGTCTTGTTGATCGCTCGACGATGCGCGGCCGCGGCTGCCTTGGGCACCACCTTGGCAAAGTCCTGGAACGCTTGCAGATCCGCCGACGACGACTGAAGGGTGACCATCCCACCGCCGGCCGAGGACTTGTAGTAGCTACCAACGCTCATGCACGCATCCTCAGGATCAAAGCGACCAAACCGTCACCGCTAGGCTCCAGCTGCAGCAGGTCGTAGTCGCCACCGCCGTCCAAGGCCGATAGGTCGATACTGACCAACAGGCCCTGCTCCAGGCCGTGGGAGTCGCTGACACGGATTTCGAAACGAGGCTCACGCAACCCGGTGTTGAGCTTGCCGAACTTCGGCTGCAGCCAGGGCGCGGCAAACATACCGAGAACCGGCTCGTCCCGGCCTTCGATCCGTGCGCTGTCGCCCAGCGTTTCGAACACCACCGCGTCGACCTCGGCGACCAGGTCGCGAAAGGCCACGGTCAGAGTTCCAGGAGGATCTGCGCGAGTGGGCGCGTGCACAGGTGTAGCGGGTTCGACTGAGCTTCACCGGCCATGCCCTTGTTGAATGGCAGCGGCTCGATCTTGCTGTAGTACGGCACGCCTTCGGTGTTGACCGTTTCCATGTAGTCCGCCGGCGCAAACACCGAGATGTACAAGTCCGGCACACCTTCGGGAATCAGCAGCGCCTTGTCGTCGTGGATGAAGGTCACTCCGGCGATCTTTCCGCGATAGCGCTCCCAGACGATGCCGCCGAACTCGAAACTTTCGCGGGCATCGCCACGCAAAGCAGCGGCCTGCTGACTGTTGAGGTAGGTATCTTTGACCGATTTGTGGACCAGCAGCTTGTTCCAGAAATTCTTACCGCACAGCGCACGCGAGCCCGTGCTGGTGATACTGCCCAGGGCTTCCTCCTGCAGGTCCAGCGCATCACCACACTTGACGCGAAGTTCGGTGTCCGGACTGTTCAGCCCCATGGACATTTTCTTACGGGTCACGCCAAAGGTTTTGTAGATATCGAGCAAGACGGTGGTGCCGTCCGCGTCGAGGATTTGACCGTTCAGCGCGCCCATGCGCTGGAATTCGTGCGTGGCATCCAGCTGCCGGCGCGCTTTGGCCAGGCGCTTGTTGACCACGTCCTGCACTGCCTGCAATTCAGAACGGGTACCGAAGGCACGAATGCCTTGGATCTCGTCAGCCTTGATCGCAAAGCGCTGCGGCAGGTGCACGGTGTTGAACGGGATCAGGTTGCGCTTGCTGCCAGCCACCACCAGCCCGGAGGTACCGCGCTCACCCGCAGGCACCAGGGCCAGGGTGTCGCCGTCCTTTTCGATCTGCACGGTCAGGGTGGTGATGCCTTCTTCCTGAAACAGGCCGAGACTGCTGATGCGGCCCGGCAGGTATTCCTGTTCATTGATGGCGGCGGTCAGTGAGGAGACCGAAAAAGCATCATCGTTAAAGATTTCAATGTCAGCCATGAAGCAATCTCCAGAATGCAAAAAACCCGCACTCGGCGGGTTAGGTAATAGAGGTGATCGACTTAGCGAACGATCAGGGAGTGAGCGGCCAACGCCTTTTCAGCGGCAGGGTCCAGACCGGTGAGATGGGCTTCGCTGACTTCCGCCAGCCGCACCACTGCCCGCCCGCGCCGGATCACATCCGACTCGCCCAACGGACCGTAGAGAATGGCGATCGCATTTTCGCTGCCGTCTTCGGCGGTCGGGTTGTAGGGGGCGAACTCACCGGTCAAACTGACCAGACCGAGGATCTGCCCTGGCTCCAATGCTGGACCGGCGGCGACATTGATGGCTTCGCGGGAAATGGTACCCGCCCCTTCGGACAGGAGGAATTCGCCTGCATGCATTGGCTCTCGTTGGATACTCATCGTCTTGCTCCTGTTGCGGGTCGGGATTGACCGGACTGCGCGGCTTGGCGCGCGGACCAGATGGAAGGTTGATCAAGTTGCTTGGCCTGCACCTTAGGTGCGGGGTCATTGTCCAGCGGCAAGCTGTTGTCAATTTCGAAGCCCTTGCCGCTGCTGACGATCTTGTCGAACAGACGCGCTCGGACCGCCGCAACGTCCAGGCCCGCCGCGACATACTCGACGCTGAACTCCGGCAAGCGCGCAGCCACACAAAGGTCGTTCACGGCCTTGGCCCGCGTCAGGCCGGCCTGGACGATCTCTTCGCTTTCAAGCCGGGTGGAGCTGAGCAGCGGTTCGATCAGGTTGCTGATGCCCGCCTCGGTACAACGCTGCGTGATCATTAGGGCCAGCTTGGCCGAATCGACCACCGGCGGTACCAAGGGCGGATCGACGGGCTCTAACTCGGGATCCGGCTCGGGTGGCTCGTCCAACTGGGCGAGCAATTCAGCCGGCGCGTGCTGGTAACGCTGCAGCACGGCACCCTGGCCGAGGCATGCCTTCACAGTGACACCGTCACCGACTTCATCGGCCAACCCCAAAGCCACCGCTTCACTGGCGGTCAACCAGGTTTCAGCGGCGACCATGCGCCGCAACTCCTCCTCATCAATGTCCGGCGCCTTGGCCTTGTAGGCCGCGATGATGGCCTCCATCGTCTGATCGAGGACGTCGGCCACCTTGCGAAAATCTTCGGCATCGCCGGCGGCGTAGGTCCACGGGTTGTGAATCATCAGCATGGCGTTGGACGCGATCACGACGCGGTGCGCGCCGCACACCGCCACGCTGGCGGCACTGGCCGCCAACGCGTCGATGCGGCCGGTACAGCGCTCGCCCAAACGAGACAACGCGTTGTGCATCGCCAGCCCGTCGAACAGGTCGCCGCCGATGCTGTTGAACGCGGCGATCACCGGCGAGACGCCGTCGTCCATGGCGCGCAGGTCTTGCACAAACTGATTCGCGGTAATGCCCCAGGCGCCGATCTCACCGTAGACAAACACTTCGATCACTCGCTCGGCAGACTCGCCGCTGGCCTGCAGCGCGTACCAGGTCTTGTCCTGCACCAGCACGCGTTTGCCCGCCCGGTTATAAACGCGTGGCCGCGCCTTCTTGCTCATGGTTGCTCCTTGTCGTCGACGGGGACGAACGCTTCAAGAGTGGTGTAATTGAGGCCAAGGGCTGTAGCCCTAGCCAGATCGGCGGCGTTTTCGGCGTCGACCGTTTCAGCGTCATAACCGGTGCGCAGGACCATCTCACTACGCGAGGCGAAGCCGGCCTGCACTTCCATTCGGCGCGCCTGTACGTCCTGCACCGGCTGGATGTAGGCCCAGCCTTGCGGTACCCAACGGGTGCGCAGGTACTCGCGACGTCGCTGGGCGTAGTCATCCAGCTGGAGGACACCCGACAGCACCGCCATGTCCATCCAGGCCGCCCGGACCGGACGGCACAGCTGGTGCACGTACACACTGAACTGCAGTTGTTCCAGACGGCGCCGAAACTCGTTGAGCACGACCCGCAGCGCCCGGTCGTTGACCTCGCGCATGTCGCCGGTGAGGATTTCGTATGGCGTGCCGGTCCCTGCTGCTGCCGCCATCAGCTGCTGCCGCATGAAGTCGGGATAGTTGTTGCCCGCGTCCGGTGGTTTCGAGAACTCAACCTCTTCACCCGGCCCCAGTTCCTGCATGGTGCCGGGCTCCAGCGCGACCATCGGCGTGAAGCCGTCGCGGTCCAGGCTCAGCGGCTGGCCGGTGACCGGGTCTCTCGGCACGGGGCCGGATTCCGGGGCTGGCCGGCTGATAAAGCCGGCAAACAGGTTGGCCACCTCCTGACGGAACAGCACCGCGTCGTCGTAGTTGTCGAGGCTGCGCAGGCGCTTCAACACCGGCGACAAGCGCGGTACGCCGCGCAACTGGCCGGGCTCGACCGGTTCAAAGATATGCAACACCTGCGCAGCCGGCACGCGCACCAGCTGGTTGTAACCGGCGTTCAGCGATGACGCATCGCGCGGATGTGCCAGGTACATCCAGTACGCCACGCGCTTGCCCCCGGGGGTGAACTCGATGCCGGCACGGACGAAGTTGCCGTCACGAGTGGTCTCGAACTTGTCATGCGGCACGAACTCTGGGGCCAGGATTTGCAGCTGTAACGGCACCGCGAGGCCTTCGTCCAGGCCACGCGGACGCAACCGCACAAAACATTCGCCCGAGGTTTCCACCGTACGGGCTACCAGCGCCTGCTGGCCGTTGAAGTCGGTGCGCTCATCGGCGTCCGATTCATCAACCCAGTCATCCCAGAGTTCCTGCAGCAATTTGCGCAGGGCTTCGTTGTCGGTTTTCGGTCGCGGCGTGATGCCGGTGCCGATCAAGTTGCTGACACGCTTGTCGATCACATTGTAGGCATACGGGTCGTTACGAACCGCTGCCCGAGACCGCGAGCGCAGATTGCGCAGCGCCGGGGTGTTGATGCTGTTGATCCCGTTGTCGGGTGCATCCCAGCCAGTGGAGCGGCGGCCCTCTCCGGCGCCTTCGTAACTGGCCTTGATGTTCGACGGCAACACGAATCCGTTACGGGTGAGCGTCGGGAAGTGACGGGCCATTAGATTCCCTTGCCTCCGTGGTACAGGCGAACCACCCGAGAGCGTGGCCCGGCTGCGCTGATCAGCGACGTGCGGATTTCTTCGCGAGCCTTTAGCAGCTCGTCGACGGTGCGGTACTCCACTGTACGGTCGGTGTAGCGCACGACTTTTTCGCCGCGAGCGATGGCCGCCTCAACTGCATCGAGGTGCTTTTGGGTGAATGACATGAGGTTTGCCCTGGATGGGTAATGGCGATGTGATATAAAAACCGTCAGACGAAGTTCTGAGTTCTCGACTGCACTTCTTGTCTGAAACTGCCGCCCGCCAATACGTGTGTCAGTGCATCAGCCAATTCTTCAGATGGAATATCTGGTAGGCGCATTCGCCAGTAAACGCGGGCGCGAACCCAGTCCATTCGCCCTGTTAGCTGATCAGCGACTGTCCGACGTAGTTCTTGCTGGAGTTCGGCGGCGGCTTTGACCTTTTGCGCGTGTTGCGCTTTTTCCACGGAGTTTTCTGACATGGCTGTCTCCAATATTGATGTTTTTAACGAACTAACGGGAAAAATCCTAGGTGACCTGTACCTACACTTTCCAAAACCTAAATACCTCATGGCTGATGCGTTCGTTGAGTCTCCAATGAAATGGCATGAGAAATCACAAATGGAGCTACCGTCCGATGAGGCTGAGTTTTTTTTAGCTACAGCTCAATGGCTGGCAAATGCTGGGTACCTGACAGGAAAGGTGTGGCCCTATACGCATGTCCAAGATGCGGTGCTGACTGCAAAAGGGTTAGAGGTGCTCAATGCAATTCCCGAGAGTCTTACCGGTGGACCATCGATTGGTGAACGTCTCGCGGATGCAGCCAAGGAAGGCGGCAAGGAAACTATGCGGGGACTGGTATCGGAAGCCCTTGGTCTTGGTGCTCGCCTTATCAGTCCACTTGTAGGCTTGTCGTCTTAGTTCATCTTCGTTTTAGATAACCACTGTTTGAACTGCGGCGTTGAGGTAGCAGCGCCGCAGTTCGCGACGGCAGAGGAGTAGCCGGTGGCGGAGCCAGTTGTGCTGCAAGAGCTGGAACTGCTAGCCCGCTGTTGTTGACGCTCTGCTCTTGAGCTGGCTTGATGCCTAAGGCTTCGTCGAACAAACCTGTCTGCGCCAACGACTGCCGCACCCGCTCCCAGTCATGCTCCTGGTAGCGTGTGATTCCCAAGTAATGCGCCATGGCCAGGCAATACACCATCAGGTCCAACGCTTCATTGCGCTCGGCCTTGCCCTTTACCCATTCGATGCGCTTGTAGCCCTTGATGTAGCGAGCCACCTTGCGCTCGGCGACACACTGCGCAAAGAACTCGTCCGGCAGGTCGTTGGCGAAGTGCAGTGCGCCAGGCCCACTTTCGAATGGGTAGCGGTTGTAGATCCAGTCCTTGGCGGTGTCGGTGCCGACGAACCAAAGTTCGGCGCCGTGGCGTTCGGTCTGGCCTTTCCAGGTGACGTCAACCATCGACGGGCGTTGGGCGATGACTGGCCTGCCCGGTTTGCTTGCTCCTTTGATGGCGAAGATGTTGCGCCAACGGCGAACGCGACAGAACTGATAGACCTCATCGGTGTGGTGTCCACCGGAGTCAACGCCTGTGGCCAGGATTGCCAAGCTGACGCCGCATGGATGCAGGTAGCGACCCTTGAGCTTTTCATCGAGCACTGCCCAGGTTCGCTCGTCAGCTGGATCCCCCCAGATCACTTGGTGGTCGATCACCCAACGTTCCATTCCGATGCCAAAACCCATGACCATCAGCTCTAGACGATTGGCTTGTACGTCCACAGCACCAGTGAGCATCAACACGCCGGAAGGCATTGAGCCGAGGGAGTACATTTCTAACCGAGCGCGGGCCATCAGCGTCTCGGCTTTGGTTTGCTCTTGAGCTGAATCCCAAACCTTCGCCAGACGAGTGTTATAGAACACCTGCATGGGTTCGAGATCGCCGTTGTTTTGCGCAACCTTTGCCTTTTCATACTGGATCGCCAGCGTTCGCCAATCCATCCAGCCAGGCGGTGAGTACAGAGCACTCAAATGAAACCCCACGGTCTCGCCGTCGCCTTCGGCATGGGCGCGCCATTCACCTCGGGCAAGCATTTCGCCCTTGTGGTTCTCTTCGATCAGCACATCACAATCTGGACCGGCGCACTGGTAGTGGACGACGGTGTAATCGGCCGAGTAATGCAGGTGGTCCCATTCGAGGGTCTGCATGTGTCCGCAGTTCGGGCACGGTACGTAGTAGTGACGTTGATCACTGCCTGCAAACAAATCAGCAATTCGGGAGGAGCCTTTGATCGTTGGAGAACTGGAGAAGTAGAACTTTGCGTTACGCCCAAAGGTACTGGCGCGGGTTTCTGCCAGTTCGATGGGGTCACCCTCCTCGCCGACGTCCACTTCCCAACGGTCGATCTCGTCACCGTAGACGTAGCGAGCTGACAACTCTGAGAGGTTGGCAGCCGAGCCCGCGGTGGTGACGTACAAGGAGCCACCCTCGAACTCTTTGGTGTCCATGGTGTTGATGGCCTCGCGGCCTGAGGCTACGCGTGCTCGCAAGACGGGTGTAGCCTTGATGGTCTTGCTGATCCTCGACGACACTCGTTTGGCCAACCCCAGGCTTGGCAACAAGGTAAGGATGTTCGAGGGGGCCATGTGCATCAGGCCGCCAATCCAATTCAAACCGATCTGGGTTTTCATCAGCTGCGAGGCGACCATGGTGATCACGCGCTTGCAGGGATGGGCCGGTGACAGGCAGCGCATGGGCTCCTGTGCGTAAGGTGTACGCGCGGTGCGATAACGACCTGGCTCGGCGGCGCCGGTATCACGCGGAATCCGCATGTACTCGTCGGCCCACTGGTCGACCCAAAGCTCTGGCTCTGGACGCATCCCACGAAAGTACGCCTGGCGGTACACCTCTGCACCGTCAGCATATCTGGCATCCATAAGTTAATTCTCGGGAGTGACGGCACGAATGAAGTCTTCTGAGGACAAGCGCTCTGCGTCTTCGAGTGCTTGCCGGATTTCTGCTGCCAAGTGTTTTTCGATGTCCCAGGTGCAGGTCATGGCCGAGAGGACCGGTGCCAGTTTGGGAGGCAGTCCCATCAACAAGTCGCGGGTCATTCGGCCTGATGCAAACGCCGCTTCATCCACGATGGTTCGCTCGACGAGTGCGCCGTTTACCTTGAGAAGGTCGCTTTCGGCTCGTTCGGCTTGCGCCAGCGCCAGTCGGGTGCGTGCTTTTTGGTAGTCCGGCGCAGCCTTGGGTAGCGCGCTCAAGGGGCCTTGTGGGGACTCAAAACTGGTTTCTGGAGAGCCGATAACCAGCGGAATACCTGTGTTCGACTTACTGCGCGCGGGGTCGCTTGTCATCGCCAGATAATGCTCACTGGCTTCAACATCGACCTTGCCACCAGAGAGGACCAATCGCCCTTGCTGAACCAGTTTCCCAACGTACTGCCGGGACCAGCCCTTACTGGCCGCGTACTCCGTACGGCTCAAAATGGTCATGTAAACCTCCTGTCAACCTAGGGCTGTCAACCTCGTCAACCTCTGTCAACCAACGTGGAAACACTGGCCGTTTACAAGATCCCGCGGGTTTGCGACCCCGTACCCACCGAATATCCCCAGGGTCCCCGGCACTCTCAGCGCTCCGAAGTCGTAGGAAACAGCTGAAAATGGCCCGCTGCAACGAAATGTTTCGAACACGGTGATAGCATCAATTCCGTCCTTCGCCAGCAGAAGGATCGCCTGGGAAGGATTACCCACCAAATATCGAAAAGGAAAAAAGATGGCTAACAAATATCCATTTGCACATATCCGGGAACAAGGACAAGACATGATCATTGTCCCTCTAGATGCCTCGTTCGCTAACAAATCCAGTGCAGCGCAACAGGCATTCGTTGCGACATTTCAAAAAGCCGCGAACCAGGCAGGTTTGGCCGGTCACGCTGTTGCCATCTGGAGCACCGGGCGACAAATAGGCTTTGTCGCACCACCAAAATGGCACGCTTTCTTCAAGTCACCTGGTATCTGGGAGCTGGTTCACGCCAACATCAACAAGGGAATTTCGCTGTAGAAACTCGTCGATGGCTTGAATACTGACTGGCGCCGGGGGTAGCCCCGAGTCGGGTTGAATCGCTTCTTCCCGTGCCCATTCCAGCGCCGTCTCAAGCTTACTGATGATCATCTCAATCGTTCCATCCCGGCGGAATGACAGGCTTGTCAGTCCGCCGGTCTCTGTCTTCGTCCAGATCACTTCCAGATCATCGTTCAAGATTCGAACTTGCATAGTCATCTCCATTTTTTAGCTACTGATTAGATTCGTCGTTGCATTGCTGCGCTTCACAGACGCCCAGTCGTTTGGCGGCCCAACGTTCGTACAACCCGATGGCGACATCCGCCCCGGCCATCGCGGTCAGACATCCGAGACTGCCAGCGGTCCAGATAGACATGCCCGCGCCGACCATCAACATCATCGCCGACACGCCGCAGACTATGCAGGCGCCAGATCGCAGGACCAATCGGCGCAACAATACCCAGCCCCGCGCGCCGTCCTTGTCAGCCCGCCACATTTCGCCGGAAACGCCACCGACCAGCGCCAGGACAATAACCATCCAGATCGGCATTTCTGCCAGCGCTTGTTGCTCGTTTGTCATAAGATTTTCCTGGTTCATCGTCGATTGCGCCGGTTGTGCGCTATCAAGCCATTGTTGAGTGTCGTTACTCGCTTGATCTTTTTGTTTTTAGGGCAATTGTCATGACAGGATTCGAAGTGGTAAGCCTTGTGGTGGGTATCGTTGGCGTATTGGCGGGATCGTTTGCTATCCCGGCCTTTGCCCTGATGTGGTCGCAGAGCACTGAGGAGCACAAGCAACGCTATCGCCAGCTCTGGGCCAGGCTGGGTCAAAAAATGTACCGGGGATGGGTGTACCTTTCCTGCGCTGCCCTAGTAGCGACGGGAGTCGCCAAAGTGGTGGAGTTTGTTACCAGCTCCGACCCCATCACCCGTCTCGACATTTTCCTGCTGCTGGTGAACTTGATGAGCCTCGCTGTTTTTTCAGGGGTATCGCTCGTTTTGTTCGTGCACTTTCAGCTGATGGACAAGAGAAACAGTGCCCTTTCAAAAGTCACCACCCCATAAACGCCAAAACCCGGCGCAAGGCCGGGTTTTGGTGGTGTGGTGCCTGCCGCTTTCCGCTGCCGCACCTATCGAAGATGACTACTTTTTACAGGTGGATTCTCATGGCAGCAACCCCACTTTAATGCCACCCGGTGAATGTCTGGGCTACGTCTAGGCAATGTCGGTGAATATCTTTATTTCGGCTTTCAGCGCCTCCGGCGCTGTCCTACTGTCCCACCATTCATAATCGAAGTAGGACAGTTGAAGCCCCCTAAATTCGTGCCTCTGCCCTACTGTCCTACCTTTTTTACTTTTCTCTCGTGTATAGAGAAAAAGCTAAAAGCACGCGTGCGCGCCATGGGCGCGAATACGTGCCCGCTACGCTCATGTGTGCATGACGCGGGTGAAGGTTGGACAGTAGGACACCTCAGCAAAGACGAAGCCTGCACCTGTCCTACTAGCCTAAATGGCAGTAGGACAAGGCCGGACAGTAGGGCAGTGGCAGACGGATCGACGCCAAGGGTCATGCAGCCTTCCCCATCAGCAAGCCTTCGATGTTCACGTGGGCATCATGCAACCGACGGTAGTAGGTCGGCGCGCTACACCCACAGTGCAGCATCTTCTGCGAGAGAAAGCTTTCATGGTTGCAGTAGTGCTCCCGCACAACCACAGCCAACTCAGGTGCCAGGTGCTTATTGACGATCAACTCAATATCCGCCGACTCATCCAACAACACCCGACTGCCCCGCGTACCGCGTATCAGCTCGCCCTTGCACTCCATCAGCATGGCAATCATGTTCCCGCCACTCGCCCCGCCATAGTCATCAGCCATCGGCGAATGCAGGTCCTGCGCCCACAGCTTCAGCATCTCATCGATTCGTTTAATCAAAGCAAGGCTCCTCAATCGGCGCCTGCCGCAATGCAGTACAACGCCCCCAGGTGTCAGGCTTCTGATAAGCCCATGGCCGCACCCCGCTTTTGGCCAAAGCCGTCAAACGCTTCTTGCGCCAACCAAGCCGATGCATGATCGCCCCGACGCGCATCTGCTCCGGCTTACCCCAGTGGCCGTAATCCAACTTGAGCGCCTGGCTCAGAATGTCGTTGCCGGTGGTGGTTTCGCCGATCTGCGACTCCTCCAGCCAAGTCAGAATCAGCCCCTCCCACTCGTCCACCACAAACCGCTCATCCTGCGCCTCGCCAAACATCGCCGACTCATCCTTGGTCACCCACCAGATATCACCGGCCTCATAGCAAAACACCGCCTCGGCCCATAACTGGTCACGGATCTCGCGCAGGGCGTCCAGGTCCACCTTGTTGCAGAACACCGGCCAATAACGCCGGTTGCCCGTGGCGTCCTTCAGGTATTCCTCCTGGTTGGTGGTACCCACGAACACACACTGGCGTGGCACGTCATTCGTTCTGCGGCCGTAGCTCTCGCGGTAGGTATCGGTGGAGGCCGAAAAGAACTGCTTGGCCTTCGTACTCTCGGCCTTGTTGAAGCTATCCAGCTCCCCCAGCTCGACAATCCACTTACCGCGAATCGCCTGAAAACTGTCCTTGTCGCCCAAGGCAAACGGCGTGTCCATAAACCACTCGCCGCCAAGAATCCCCATCGCCGTGGACTTACCCTCACCCTGCCCGCCTTCGAGGATCATCACCGAGTCAGCCTTGCAGCCCGGGCGCATCACCCGAGCCACCGCCGAGATCGGCCAACGCTTGCCCACCTTGGCCGAATACTCACTGGCCTCAACCCCGAGTACGTCAGTCAACCAGCTTTCCAGCCGAGGCACGCGATCCCACACTAGCTTTTCCAGGTACTCACGCACCGGGTGAAAGGCGTGATCATGCGCGACCACACTGACCGCCTCGATCACATGAGACGCCTTGACCCGCAGGTTGTATTGCTGCGCGAGCCACTTCATCACCCGCATATCATCAATGTCAGCCCAGTCACCCGCACCGCCACCATAAGGTGCGGCACGCAGCTTGATGATCTTCGAACTGAACACGCTGTAGCCAATCACTCCGGCCCAACGCTCATCGTTACCAAGGATCAATTCGACATTCTGCATATGCGCAATCAAGGCACCGCTTTCACTGCGAGCCAGCATGTCCTTCCAACCACCCGCGGCCGGCGGCTTGACCACCGCCAACACCTGGCGGCGCACCGCCTCCAAACCTTCGGCAACATGCAGATCATTAAAGTCGGTCCACTTGTCCTCCCGCTCGCCGGAAAAGATCGGCGCGACCACCTGGCCACCGACGATCAAAGCCGCGTTGCTCGCCTTCTCTTCACCGGGGTTCCAGGGCTCGCCATTCGGCCGCTTGGTCCTCCAGTCATCATCCCGGCAAACAATCAGCGGGCAACCGGGGAAACGCTCGCGCATGGCCTTGCACACCACCAGCAAATTGCCCGCATCAAAGGCGATGGCCACCGCCAGCGAAGTCGCCATGTGCAGGCTGGCGCCGGTGGCGTAGCCCTCACAAACCAACACCGGCTCGCCCGGCTCCGGGTGCGGCCCGATCAGGTGAAAGGCACCCTCTTTCGACATGCCGTAAGGCCAATAGGACTTGTCCCGACCGGTGTCTTCCTGCTTGGCCGGAAAGATCACTTGCAGCCCGACAACCTGATCCCGCACGTTGCACATAGGCACCAAAAACGCGCCGGAGCGCGGTGCATAGCGAACGCCGAAGCCAACAATTTGCTTTCGATCCAGGTAATCGCTTCGCCCCTTCTCCGGCATGCGTTTGAACAACCCCGCTGCCCGATTCGCCGCACGACGCGCCGCATTGGCTGCGATCTCGGCAGCACGACGCTTGGCTTCCTCTTGCCGTGCGCGCATCACCTCCCGCTCTTCTGGCGACATGCGCCCGGCCTTCACTTTGATCTTCTGCGTTTCTCCCGAACGCCAATCACCAAAGCTGCCAAAGATCAGCGTTTCGTCCTTCTCAGTGCGATGCTCGTGAACAACATACCAACCATTCTTCTCCTTGCCCTTGTCCTGCGCGGTTTTACAGCGAGTCAGCTTGCCGAAGATAAGTGGCTGTTCCGGCTCAAGGCCATAATCTGCGAATTGCCCCAACACCTCATCGAGCATGGCGAGCCTCCCGCAACTCATCGATCGACTGGCACTGCACGCACTGCGTGCAGCCCGGTAACGCCACTCGGCGCCCCTCAGGGATCGGGTCGTCGCACCCTTCGCAGAACAAAAACGAATGAACCACCGACGCAGACTTGGCGGCATTCCGTGCAGCCAGCGCCTGATCGAGACGCTCCTGCACCAGGTCATTAGCGAAATCCGCAATGTCAGCCAAGGTCAGCACCCCGCGTCGTCTGGTTGACATACGTGGCGCGGTTGAACATCCCCAACAGCCCTCGAATCCCGCGAAACACCTGCAGGCGAATCGCAGCCAGCTCCTCGTCTGATACCACCCCATCGCCAATACTCTTGGCCCAGGTATCGGCCAGGTCCGCCACCTGCCGAAAATACCCGGCAATGCCAGTGGTCAGTGTCTCGGGCATGTCGTTGGTGTACGCCTCGGCCAGTTCCTGCCAAGTCGTGTCACCAACCAACGCATGCACTGCATCCAGAATGCGGCGATCCTTGGTCAACTCCAGGATCTCGCCGAACTCCTGAATGTTCACCGTGTGGCTGGGATGGGTTGGAGAGAGTTTGTGCTGCAACGTGGTGGTGTTTCTGCCGGTGGTGGCGGCGATAGCAGCAGCGCCGCCCGGATAGTCCCGAGCGGCGTGGTAAAGCGCGAGGTCGAGCGGCAGGACTTCCCGCTGCGCCCGCTCAACAGAACTCAGAGCGATTCGGCTCATGGCATTAATCCTTATAAGTTGCCAGTGCCGCGCGACATGCAGTGGTGGTACATTTGCCGCGTGGCTTGAAAGGGCCCAAACGCCGGCTAGATCTTCAGGATCGACACCGGCACCGTGCCGGGGCGAGCAATCCGTTGCTCACCCCTGGCGCAACCGCTGCCCAATCTGTGGTGGAAAAGGCAGCAACACCAAGGCATTCCGTGCCTTGGAAAAGCGCGATAAAGAGAGGTGGTTAGCATGTGGTGTGCCCGCCTACCTTTACCGCGACCCGACAGCGCTGTGGTGGTGCGTGCCGGGAGGAACTGGGCGGCCTTTGGGTCGCCTTTTTTCTAGCTATGCTGCATCCGTTGTAGATGGATTTTCAGTAATACCGAAATGCTCCAGTACCTCAGCTAGTGAGACACAGCCATCGCTTTCGCGGGCCAGGGACTTGATCAATGTGACGCTAGGGTCCTTGCTCGCGTATTTGACGTGAAAACGTAGGTAGCTCACAGCAATCCTGCAGCGCTCGGCGTAAGACGCAAGCTCCCCAGAATTTAAATGGTTGATGTATTCGCGCAGATTCATTTGGTGTACCTCTCAACCAAATTTAACCTTATTGGTTATTTTTTGCAACACCAAAATGGATATTCACCAGTGAGGTTAATTCAACCAGAATCGACACATGAAAATTTCAGATACTCGACTCAACAATTTCCGAAGGGTCTTGGCGGAACAAAAGCTCCGACTGACTGATATCGCTGACAAATTGGGTAAAGCCCCAGCTCAGGTGAGTGCATTTGGGGGCAAGAATCCCACTAAAGGTATTGGCGATCAGATTGCTCGCGAGATTGAAAAGGCTTTACAGCTTCACGAAGGATATCTCGACATGCCCTATGGCATAGGCGAATTCAACAATGCGACGGTGCTGAGTCATACCGGACGTAAGCTGCCAGTAATTGGATCAATAGCAGCAGGGGCTTGGTGCGAAGCCCATGGAAGTTTCGACCCTAGAGATGCTGAGGAGTGGATAGATGCTCCAGGCCCTGTCGGCCCAAAAGCATTTATTTTACGAGTCGAAGGGATCAGCATGGAGCCGAAATTTTTGGAAGGCGATAAGATTGTCATCGATCCTGCGCTTGATGCACTACCTGGCCATTTCGTTGCAGCCAAGAGAACCAGGGATCAGGCAGCTACGCTCAAACAATTGAAGCAAGAAGGTAATGAACAATATTTATTTGCACTAAATCCAGATTGGCCAGATCGAATTATTAAGATGTCAGAGGAATGGACTATTTGCGGTCGAGCACGGTGGAAAATTTCAGATCTCTGATATTTTCACACCGAGCATCAACTTTAGATAAATTACGCAGCATCTATAACTAGTTGAACAAGCGGTTGAGGGTAATGTGACCCACCTACTGCAATCTTGCTTATCCAAGCCTCTGAGAGAGCTGACGAAATAATATGTTCTGAAACGTTATTAAACATATTGGCATCGTATCGAGCTAAATCTTCCTCTTGAGCTTTACCTGACTCATAGAGACAAGCTGCAAATAATCGCTGCAAGATCAGAACCGCTGTATGCCCCCTACAAAGTCGAGCACAAACATCAACAGGCGTCCGCTCCACTATCAACAAAAACGCCTCGTACGTCGAGACAAACTTCTCATAAAAGGCTTCTCGACCAGTATCACGCCGGAAGCCAAAATCAATAGTTCCTTCATTCAATACAATATTGTCCCATCGCACGATTGAGCATGGGAAATTTGCACAATTAAGGTCTTTGGCAGCTAAAGTTATTGCTGCGATTTTACGCACTGAGTCATCAAAAAAATCAGAAAACAAATCCACAGCTTCGCTTTTACTTCCCGAGCCACTCAAAAATCGAAATCCCTCCGCGAGCATTACCGGGCTTAAAAAGTAGTTCTCAATCGAGTGCCCCAAAGTCCATGAAAGATTACCATCAACTTCATGACCATTAACTGACTCTTCAATTTTTTCACTTACAAGGAAATTACGAAACTCTCTATCACATAAAAAAAACAGCTTACGATGCGATTGCTTTTCTTTGCAGTGCGCGTGAATTTTCTCGATCTTCGCCCGATTATTATTACGAGTTACATTGCAATCACCAACAACATCAATTGCCGTATCAACCTTAAGCCTCGCTTTAGGCGCAAGTTTATTCAATAGATTAAGCACATGCCCTCGATCATCCTTACCCTCTACGAGGATACGAACTTTAGAGCTCATTCTAGCCATCACGATGTATTCGGATATATCGTATTTCAACTCCATCAGATGAGTTCCTCATCATCATCAGAAATCTCACTTCTTGGTGTAGAACTCTTCGTTAGTACAGGAACGACTTCGATCATGAAGTCTTCATAGTTAGATGCGATTGATGGAGAATGGGTGCAAACTATGATCTGACGCCCACCAAGCTGGGCCATCATTTTACTTAATAACTCTTCCTGCCAATCGATATGAAGAGACAACTCCGGTTCATCAATCAACACCAATGAATCGGCACTCATCTTTGTTACAGCATAGAGCATTGTTAGCAACTGTCGCTCACCTGAGGACATTACACGTATACTGCTCCAAGTTCCATCTTTGAACTTCAACCCTACCTTTGGAATCCGTCTATTAGAGTCTGGCACGTAACGAAGCTCTTTCTGTTCCAAGAAAGCGTTTACGGCATCAAAATATTTATCAATTTGTGCGAAAATATTGACTTGAAAATCTCGACGCTCTTTCAACGCATTTCTATAAACAGTAAGTGCTCCGGTAGCCGAACTCGCCAACTCCTTAGACTCACGACTCCTACCAACTAAATGCTGAAGTTGAGCATACGCATAGGATGGCCCTTCAAGATTGGCTATTTTATTAAGTGCTGTCTCAGTTGTAAGTTCAGAGATTTCTTCAAGGAGCCGCTCAGCCTCCTGCGCAGTGCCTTGCACATCACTTAAAATAGCCGAAAACACCTTGACAAAAGATTCTGAAAAAACAGAACTCTCATACCGTGCAATCTTGAGATGTGCGTCCCTTATTTCCTCTCGCAAGTTATTTTCAATACTAAGCGGAGATGGATAGTTAATTACGGGCAAAAACTTACCAAACAAGTTCCTTGCAAAAGAAGTAACTCTTTGCGCAGGAATACTATGATGCATTGATGGTCTATATTTACGAACTTCATCTTCAAATTGGCTTGACCATGCTTCGAGCATCGTTCGAAAAGCTGGAAAATAAGATGTCTTAATTTCCGGAACAGCATTAATCTCTATGAACGAGTCCTGCCGAGCGATTAAATCAGAATAATGCTCTTTATTCCTATCATCATCCATCGCAGTAAGAAACTTCAATGCATCTGTTCTACTAAAGGTAAAATCCGACTGCAAAAGATTACCTGGAGACAACACGCGGAGTGAATCCTTCTCCTCATCCTTTAAAATTTCAACATATCTTCCATTCGAATAATCAACTCGAATCCTTACGAACTCCAAATAAGAAAATCGAAGAAAGTCTCTATTTGCCATATTGGCAAGTATATGGATAAGCGTTGATTTCCCAGTCCCGTTTTGGCCGTGCAAAACATTCAGACTTTCATGGAAGTCAATATTTAAATCATAGCGCTCATACATTCCCTCTAAAGAAATTCTCTTGAAATTAACTTTTTCCACGCCGCTTTTCTCCCTGAAGTACTGCGACAAAATTCGAAACCAAAAAAATGCATAAAATCATTATGCCACTATACGCCGCAGTAGGTAAGCACTGTCAAATGGAACGAGGGGCGTCTGCCCAAAACCAAAAAAAACAACCTAGAAGGTATTTTTGTTGACTAGTTAACCTATAGGATTAATTATGGATCTCACTCTTCCACCACAGAGCGAGGTAACACCATGCACACCACAGCCACCCTGCACGTCCATCCGGCCGCTGCTAATCCTTCCCGTGTCTTCGAAATTCGCCGCTTGGCCCGCGAATACGGCTGCTCATTTGCCACCACCAAACCAAAGCAGAAACCTCGTACCGCACCCGCCCCTTTCGACCCAAACGGCGGAGGGCGCGCCGCATGAGCAAATTCAAACTCGACAACCGCACCCTGCAGTTGCTCAACGCCCAGGTCAATTTGACCGAGACCTTCAACCACGTACTGCGGTCAGCGCCCAAGCGTGAAGCCTTGCCGTTTCGCCTCAGGGTTGAACGCGGCACAACCGAGACCGTTTTCGTCGTTGAGCTGGACAGCGAACGCCACACGCTGACCTTGAACAACGAAAAGAAGATGCATCTCAAGCTGGCTGACTTCATTGAGGAAATCGCCAACGGGCCGTTTGACTCGAGCAACACCGCCGACCTGATCTTGCCTCACGTAAGCCGGGAATACGGCCGGTTTGAAGTCCCGGACAAGCAACGCGTGTTCGAGCTTGTCGTCACCGGCGGCACCTTGAGCCTCGACATGGGCTTCGAACTACCCCTCCACGTCGCGATCCATCGAACCCACACCCGCCCGGGTGTCACCACCATCCTGAGCATCGGCATCAAAAGCCCCCGCACCAAGTGCTTCACCGTGTGCGGTTCCGATGCCGAGATCTACGGCAAGGTCGTCGAGTCCATCAACCACCTGGCGGCTGCGGCAACTCCCGCCGCACATGCTGCATGAGGGGAATGGCATGGAACGCACACTCGCTCAAGCCGCAACCCAACTCGGCGTAACCCGGCCAAAACTCATCAGCCTGATGCGTGAAAAGGGCCTGCTCAACGAACGGAACCTACCGGCCTACCCCACCCGTGACCGCGACTACCTGCGGGTTAAGGACGGTCATTGGTATCACGACCAGCTCGGCATGCAGTACAGCCAGTCGACCCGGGTCAAACAACCCGGCATCTGTTGGCTGGCCGAACAACTGGGATTGGCGCTGCCTGCCATCCCGGTAGACAACCGTGACGTGGCCTAGGGAATACGCCCGCCAGATCATCGCCATGCGCACACGCGAGGAGCGCAACGCCGCGCTCCTCGAAGTGCCCGAGCATCTGCGGGAGCTGACCCGACGCCACTGCTTGAACGCCTGGAGTCATCCGACAAGGAGAAAGAACCATGGACAACACACTGATTGATAGCCAACTCATCGAGCTGCTGCGCATGCCTGTAGAGCTCCGGACACCTGCAAGCATCGCCAAAGCGATTAGCTGCATCAGTTCCGCAGCGCAAATCGAAATCGAACCGATGAGCCACCTCCAACGGGAGCTGACAAAACTCGAGGCCATCGTTCAGTTTCTTGCAGTAGAACTGGGGATGAACCAGTACGACATTTCGCTCACCCTGCACGAACACCAGGATCCTTCATCGTGCAGCCTCTGTGCATACATGAAAGACGACTCAACGGGCACCAGGCTGATCGGCTTTGGGAGTTCAGCACAGGAAGCTCTCCGAAATCTCCACCCCATTAAAGTGGACAAGGAGGCCGCATGAGCATCGGACAGAACTCACTACGACTAATGCCGGCGCCAGAAGCGGTCACCGTTGAACTGCTCTACCGCACCTTTGGCGACGTGCTCATTCCCCTGGAGAAGCTGCGCCTGCAGTACTTCCGTAACCTCAACGAGCAAACGTTCGCGTCCGACCTCGACAACGGCCGCATCCCGCTGCCAGTGACCACACTCAAAGACAGCCGCAAGTCCTTCAAGTACGTCCACATCCGCCACCTGGCCTCCTGGATCGACATCAGGGCCTATTCAGCGGACGAGGAGCAGGCAAAGAAACACACCGAAACCACCACGCAGGATCAGTAACCAAACGGCTGCCACCACCGGCCGAACAACACCAACAGGAGCACACCACATGACTACAGTTCAGATCTGCGCATTGATCGCCCTCACCTTGTTCGTTGGCCTCACCTACTGGGCCGGCTATCGCGGCGGCCTCATCGATGGCCGCCTTGAAGGCATCGATGAAGGCATGGCCATCCAGCAATCCGACAACACACAAACCGTCCGCAACCTGGAACAATCGCTTCACCAGGCAAGGGATCACCACAAACAGCTATACGCCCACTACGAACGCGCCCTCGCTGCTTCAAAACTAGGCGAACCAGAACGCCAAACCCTACTGGCCATCGCCGAAAAACTCAGAATCGCCGCCGAGACATTCGCCGCATTCCGCACCGGCAAAAAACTCGAAACTGACGCCACCGCCCTCCGCGAACAAGCGCTGGCCATGGCCGCCCTTTTGAATCCAGCAGAGCAGGAGGCCGCCGCATGAAACACGCCCTCCTACGCCTCACACCCCAAGCGGCTGGCGAACTGCAACAGAAGCTGAGCAAGGCCACGACCGAGCTTCGTGAAGTGACACGCTTCGGAAAAGAGTTCGATAAACAGTTGGCCACGCTGATCGGCCATGACGCCCTGCGCAAGTTGCACAAGGACACCCGCAACGCATTGATGCTTGCAGACCTGATCAAGGAGGCCGCATGAGCCAGATCATCACCCACACCGGCAAGCGCTTCGACTTGCACGAACCAGACGCCGAAGCGAGCGTCACCGCGCAGGAAACAAACAGCCTCTGCTGCGCAGCAGCAGGCATTACTGCTCCTTTAAGCGCCTCTGCCGAGCCACCAACACCCCAAGAAAAGCTGCGCGAGGCAGCCACTCCTGATGCAGCGCTAATCGCTCAAAGTCGCCCGCCCGCGCAGCCTGCTGAAGGGTATAACGCACCACTGAATGGTCAGAAGACGCTGGATCAATCCGCCGTCAAAGCGGAGCCAATCGACGAACGTGCCGAGTTCGAGAAGGAATTCCCAACACCCGAAGGCCTGGAGTACTGCACACAGCGCGGGACTTACATCAGATCTCTGGGTGCAAGCACGTCCGACAGTTTCGCCCGCGAGCATTACGCCTATAGAGCAGCTTTCGCAGCATGGATGCGTCGAGCGTGGAAGTACGGGAGGGCTCAAGCATGAGCTCCCTCAACCCTGCACCAATCACCACAGCAGTCAAAACCCAGTTCGGTCTGAACCTCGCCGGCGGCATCCGTGTCGACCTGTTTGCGGGTGGCGGTGGTGCAACGATGGGTCAAGAAATGGCCACCGACATCCCCGTCGACATCGCCATCAACCATAACCCTGACGCAATCAGCATGCACAAGCGCAATCACCCGAGCGCCGAGCATTACATCAGCGACGTTTACGAGGTATGCCCGCGTATGGCGACCCGTGGTCGCCTAGTTGCGCACTTGCATGCCAGCCCTGAATGCACACATCACAGCCTTGCGGCCGGCGGCCAGGCCCGGAGCACCACCAGCCGCTCATTGTCCTGGGTCATCATCAAATGGGCGGGCCAGGTCAGCCCGAACATGATTACCATGGAAAACGTGATGCAAATCCTGCAATGGGGTCCGCTGATCGCCAAGCGTTGCTCGAAAACCGGCCGAGTCATTCGCCGCGACCTGACCGTCGCCGCAGTCGGTGAACGGGTGTCGGTTCAGGATCAATACCTGGTACCCGATCCGAAACGCAAAGGCCGTACATGGCGGCGCTTCGAGAGCGAACTGCGCGCAAAGGGTTATGACCTGATGCATGGCAAGCTCAAGGCCTGCGACTTCGGCGCCGCGACCACCCGCGAGCGCCTGTTCATGATCGCCCGACGAGACGGTAAACCCTTGCGCTGGCCAGAGCCGACTCACTTCAAGCAGCCAGCCAAAGGACAACTGCCCTACCGTACAGCGGCCAGCTGCATCGACTGGTCGGTCCCCTGTCCAAGCATCTTCCTCACTAAAGAAGAAGGCCGCGCCGCCGGGGTCAAGCGCCCGCTGGTCAACAAGACCATGGAGCGCCTGCGCAAAGGCGCCAGGCGCTACGTGCTGGAACACAAAGACCCTTTCATCGTCAGCGTCAACCACAGCGGTAGAGATCTGTCGTGCTGCCATTCGGTGCAAGATCCTGCGAAAACCATCACTGGCGCTCATGGCTTCGCGTTGGTCACACCGCAACTTGCGCCTTTTATCACCGAACACGCCAACGGCAGCAGCCAGCGCAACATGCCACCTGACGATCCACTGCGTACTGTATGTAGCGGCGTCAAAGGAGGGCACTTTGCTGTGGCCGTAGCCTACGTGGCACAGCGCAACGGCGGGTACAACGTGACACCAGGTCACCACCCTACCCAACCGCTAACTGCGATCACCACCACTGGCAGCCAGCAGCAGATTGTCACCGCGCACCTGTCCACCCTGCGCCGAAACTGCGTCGGCCGGAGCATGGATGAGTCAGTACCGACCATCACAGCCGGCGCCGAGCATCACGCACTTGTCGAATACACCCTCTCCCCCGAAGCAGAGGCCGGCGCCTTACGAGTCGCGTCGTTTCTGATGGGCTACTACGGCAGCGACAATGTCTACGACCTGCGCAACCCCGCGGCCACAATCACCACTCGAGATCGCCTGGCACTCGTCACCGTCACGATAAAGGGCACGCCCTATGTGATCGTCGACATCGGCATGCGCATGCTCACACCGCGCGAGCTGTATCGAGCTCAAGGCTTCCCCGACAACTATGTCATCGACGTTGGGCACGACGGGCGCAAGTTCAACAAGCGGGCACAGGTACAGATGGTCGGCAACTCAGTATCACCCCAGCCTATGGCCTCACTCATTCGGGCCAATATGGACGAGACCGCTATTGAGCAGATGAAGGCCGCATGAAACCCCAGCCCCAAACAAACCACCATCAGCCGTCAATTAGGACATGGGGTAACGCCATGGAAATGCAAAGTGAAACACTCGCCGAAGAGGAGCTGGCCACCATCACGGGCTATCAGATGCCCTCTCGACAAATTCAGTGGCTCATCGACAACCATTGGCAGTTTGTTCTGACCGGCGCACGACGTCCGATTGTGGGCCGTGTTTATGCGCGCCTGAAACTGGCCGGCGTAAAGCCATCAACTACCAATGCCGTCGCAGAAACCTGGACACTCGACCTTGCGAACGTGAGTTGATCAATGCGCCATAAGAATGCAACCAACCGGGATCTGCCGCCACGGATGCTGCGCAGAACCCGCGTACGCAAGAACGGCGAAACATGGGTCGGGTACTACTACAACGGCAGGAACGCCGCCGGCAACAGAAAGGAAATCCCGCTGGGGAGCGATATCGATCAGGCTAGGATCGAGTGGGCTCGGCTGGAACATAAAGCCGCCCCCAAGCCAACCCATCTGATGGGTTCGCTGTTCGACCGATACGAAGAGAAGATCATCCCAGGGAAGAAACCTCGTACCCAACAGGACAACCTCAAGGAACTGAAGCAGCTCAGAAAAGCATTCGAAAACGCCCCCATCGAGTCCATCACCCCCCAGGTGGTGGCACTCTATCGGGACACCCGCACCGCAAAAGTCAGGGCGAATCGTGAGATTGCCCTGCTCTCGCATATGTTCACCATTGCACGGGAATGGGGCCTTACCGATAAGGCGAACCCTTGCCTTGGCGTTCGGCGCAACAAAGAACGGCCGCGAGACTTCTACGCCGGCGAGGCCGTTTGGAAAGCTGTTTATACCGAGGCAGTGCAAGAGCTGAAGGACGCCATGGACCTGGCGTACCTGACCGGCCAACGCCCCGCCGACGTACTGAAAACCGCGGCGACGGATCTGAACAATGGCTTTTTGATGGTTGGCCAAGGCAAGACAGAGAAACGTCTGCGCATTCGCTTAGAGCACGATGGAGCCAAATCCAAACTGAGTGCTTTCATTGAGTTCTTACTCGAACGGAGGTCGCTCAGCGGGATAACGACTTCGACACTGATAACCAATACCTCTGGCCTCAGAATGAGTCAACAGATGCTACGCAATCGATGGGACGAAGCCAGAGAGAATGCGGCAACAAAAGCCTCTACGGAGGGTGATTCAGAGCTGGCAGCGAGTATTCGAGCATTTCAATTCAGAGACATTCGACCCAAAGCAGCTAGCGAAATCGAGGACATTGGGCATGCAAGCAGACTGCTTGGCCACTCCAAGGAAACCATGACCCAGAAGGTATATCGACGCCTCGGCGAGATTGTGAAGCCAACAAAGTAAAAGTCAGTGCAACGTCTCGGACCCGGCGTTAGTTAAAGATGTTTATTTACTAAATGGGCCTTCAGCAAACCTGTGGGCAGAAGCCCACAGGAAAACTCCAAACTAGACATCACTGCCTCAAAAAAGAACCGAGTTTGCTAAGAGCTCGGGATGAGCACTAAAGAAAGTCTTTTGAGATTGAAGAACTTCCGCCTCAATTTCACTTTCGGAAACCACATGAAACGTGGATCTCAATAGGTTCTCCCCGTCATACAGGATAGCGACAAACCTATTCCACTCATCACCATTAGTGCACAAGAGATCAAACAATACTTCTTCTTGCTGAGCGCAGTGCAAATCTTGTAACTTACTTGAAACACAAGAAAGATCAGACAAAGGGTTCTCATAACCGGTCGCAATAACGACAGTTTTAAATACCTTTGACGAACTCAACTTCTTAATTTCAAACATAGTTACTACTTTCCTAGCTATACAGCTCTTTCAAATGTTCGTAAGCTGTATCGGCAAGCGCCAATAGCTGATTAAAGTCTGTGATCATTCGACTCCCATCCACTAACGCCTCCATATGGAACAATGTATGCCGGTGCCTGTTGAAAAATCCATATGCAGCACCCAATACTCTTACCATTCTAGCATCATTCACCAGATCATGGTATTTCTCGCGCAGAACGAACTGACCACCGGACCTTTCAAAAAACAGCCCGAAAGTATCTTCTTGTTTCTCCATACCTTTTTCCGCGAGCTTCTGACGAATCGCTCCCTCCAGTGAACGCAACTCCGGATAAAGAAGCATACAATAATCCGGAAGCTGAGGACTCGCCAACCGCACACACAGCGCGGAAACAAGAAGCTTTTTAGTCACACCTGGAATCCTTGTGACAGCCCCCCCAAGCTTAACACTGAGAAATTCTTCTGCTACTTCTGGCCGAATAACTTCGGATCGATTGTCATCCTTTTTAAACAAAACGCACTCAAGAGCAGTCAAATCTAAAATATCGGTAATAAGGTATGTCAGCTGCTTATAGCAGCTTAGAGGCCGCCCTTGAATTTGAAGCTTGTTTGTCGATCCGTGGTGAGTAACAGCAATTTCGTCTTGATTCGATTTTGACTGAAGCTTCCATAATGTCGATTTATTTTTTTCAGCGCAATCTGAAATAAATATATCCGCATCCGCCGCTTCAGTTAACTCCGAAACCAAGAGCTTTATATCATCAAGATATATTCCCTTAAGAACAAGATTTACAGACTGAAACTCATCCGGATGAATTGTTTCGTAAAGAGCATCAGCCAGAGCCTTCCCCAACTCCTGGTTTCTGCCAGTTTTATATTGTATGGTAGAGCAACCGGTTTGAAGAAAAAAAATATCTACCGTTGCATCGTCAATTCCCGGCTTCCCAACAACCACTCTCAAACCAGGTGACCCGGGCTTGTCAGCGATCCCTCGAACCATCAGAGAGTTGGTTTCTGCGAATGCATTAATCACACCGCCAATCTCTTTGCGATTTAGGTTTAACTCTTTGTAATCTCGCTCAACCAA